CTATCAAGAACAATCTGTTATTCTTGAATATGTTTCACCTACCGAAGATTGGAGTTTTCAGACTGTAGGTGATTATTATGATGTGGGGAATGATGTCATTCACGGTCATTGGACCGCAATCTCTGCTATAGAGATCTCTCTTCAAAATAACAACCCTTTCGATTTACAGTATTTTCAAATAACTTCGAATACTTCTGTTGGTGGGCAACCAGCTACAAATGAAGAAAATATAGGTATTCAAGGTTACTTAAATGGCTCTTCTGTTACGGAGATATACGCTTTACCCAGCGTAGATTGGGGTGCAGCAAGCACTAGAGATGTTTTCCTGCCCAGCTCTTTTGATAACGTTGATAAAGTAGTTATCTTTGATAGGGGTGTATCAGGAACTCACACTGGAAATTCAAGCTGTCCTGAGTGCGGTAATTCAGGTTTTTGTTTTGGGATGGATAATTTTGTGTTTGATGAAGCTGTTCCTAATTCTCTTGTTCAAGGTAATGGGACTACATTACCAGTAGTCCCAGAAGCTAATTCTTTACTTTTTTTAACTTTAGCTTTGCTACCTCTATTCAGAAGGAAGCGCTAATTATTGATTGTAAAGTTCTCGCTCTAACTTCCTATAACGAGCGTCTGAATGCCAAACTTCGTTAGTTTGGGGAGTGTAAACCCCTTCCTCAGTCTGAATCGGCTGACCCGCCTTGAGCTTCAAGGAAGACGGCTGATATATGTTTAAACTGCTTGTTTTCGGTGAGGAGCTGCCCCCGCAAGAAGTCAGCACGATCATTGGACTCATTGTCGCCAATAGCGCGTAGCCTTTCAATTTCTTCGATAAATTCATTTTTCTGTTTATTATGCTTTTCTGTGATTTCAAAAAACGCAAGTTTGTTCCTCAAGGCGAGATACAACTCAACGCTTTTTAAGATAGATTTGACCAGAGACATTACTTTGCTCGTTTTTTACTATTAAAAATCTCTTTTTCTCCATCATCTTGTATGATTTTCACTGAGCCAGAGACGTATTTGGCGCAATTAATCGCTTCATCCTTTAAAAGGTATGAGTGATGATATTTCTTTCTTTTATCGTATACACGATATTTTACTAATTCTTGATTCATTATGGTTTGAATTCTAAAGTTATATTCGCTACAAATGTTTTATCGTCAGAGATCATTCCTTCAATTAGACACTTACCTTCTCGCAAGGAAACGCGCTTTCCGTCAAAAAGATACTTCTGTTCATCAATACTGATTTGAGTAACACAAACATTTTTACCTGATTCAACGTTGATTATATCATAATCTACAATTTTGTCTTGCAGATGTTTGCTGAGATCATTTGTGCCTACTACTTTAAGCTGTTTTTTCATCTTTTCTGTATTATACCATAGGACAGTTTGGTCCTTATTATTTAATATTATAGCTCTTTTATCGTATCTATCTATCCATTTTTTATAAAAATCTACTTTAAATGTCCTTCTAATCTCTGACTTAAAGTATTTTCCATTTTTTTGTCGGACATGATCTAATATTGCATGAAAAGCTTTTATTTTGGTTGAATTTGAGCCGCGCCTATTACTAAATAAAAACTGTATATGATTATAAGTTTCACGCTCTTTTAAAAAGACGTAACAAATATCGTCGCAGTAGTAAATCTCACAATCGCTACAGAACTCCTTAAAATACCTTTTAGCTGCTGCTACCCTCATAGTTCTAGATCCAGAACAAAAAACCTTGTAAGGCTTGGATCTCAAACAAAAATCGAGAAAGTCATCCCAAGCCTCTTCTTTGTGGATTAATTGTTTAATTATCATTTCTACAGGTTATAATAGTAGAAAAGGTGTAATATTAAACATGGCGGTTGAAGGAAAAAATGAAGTAGCAAGAAGTTTATTAGATTTGCAGCCAACTGCAATTCTAGAACTGTACAAATTGTTTCCAGATACAGTGGGTTCTCCCTCCAAATTCTTGAGTTTTCATGGTGGCTCCGTCTTTGGTAACAATGTGATTTGGCAAGGTATACAATACATGCCTATTCCTGTAGAAGCCGAAGGGTTTGGAGTGTTCGGGGATGGGACTTTACCAAGACCTAAGATTAAAGTTAGCAATAACAACAATATCGTTACTTATTTTTTAGGCCAATATAAAGATTTTAAAAACGCCAAAGTCTTTAGAAAAAAAGTCTTTGTAAAACACCTAGATGACGTAAATTTTGATGGTGGAAATCCTTTTGGGTTAGCCAACTCTGATTCTGAGATTTCAGAAGAAAAGTATCTTATAGGTCAGAAAGTACAAGAAAACAAAGCTTTTGTTGAGTTTGAGTTAAATTTACCTTTAGATCTAGATAACTTCGATGTTAATCACAGAACTGTAAATGCCAAATACTGTTACTGGCAATATAGGGGGCTAGGATGTCGGTATGAAGGTTTACCGATAGAAAAGGAAGATGGGGAGGCTTTTACTGACACTAGTAATAATATTATAAATGTAAACGCTGGTGAAGAATTTTATTATGAAAATCGATTTTATCAACCAAATTCTGGTTATTCTGTTGGTGATGTCGCTTATATTGAAGATAAATCAATCATTTTAGATAGAGGCGTAGAAGATCAACCAATATTTCACAGAACTTGGTATGTGTGTTCACAAGCCAATTCAGGGCAGCATCCAGAAGGTAATCCCTCATTTTGGCAAAAAGATGGTTGCAACAAAAAAATAGAGGCTTGTCAAAAGCGTTTTTCTAGCAAGAGCTTGGTGAAAAGTTTTATTGGAGAAGAAGCGGCGACATCTGACTATTTAAATTTACACAGAACGGGTGCAGCTTCGTTCGCTACAACTGATGCTAATGTGACAGGGGTTTTTGGTGGAGATTCTTGGACTTTATCAATCTTTATGCGTGGTGAAGCGCAACATCAAGATGATGATGGGGATTGGTATAATCCCGCTGTTTTCGCAACTCATGAATTACCAAGAACAAGTTTTACCTTTAGCCCAGCTGCGGATGGCACGTTCGATGATGTAGTGAGAGCAAACTTACATTTCTCAGATAGAACTTCTATTAATAGACATAAAGGTCATTACTTAGATTTAGCTACCCCCACAGAATTAGGCACAAAAAGCAAATTAACAAAAGTTGAAACTAAAATAGCATCTAGAGATAAGTTCCATTGTCTTGTTTTCAGAAAAAACACCAATTCGACAATAGATATTTTAGTCAATCCCCAAAAAAACCAATACGGACAAGCTATTTATTCTAGCAAATCATCTATAAGTATTGATAATGATACGGTTGGAGTTGATTTATTTTCTCTTTTTTCTGACAAAACAAGTAGTTTGGATAAAAAAATTTGTTTTGGAGGAGACATAGGCCAAGTTTGTCTTTGGTCAGGTAGACTTAACGACGATGAAGTTTGCCATATAGGGTCTACAAATGCAGTGTCTGATGCAGAATATTATTTAACCGACAATGGGTTACAAAAAACAGCTAGGCATTACTGTGATTATGTCCCTCTAAGATATAATGAGGCGACTGGTTACTTATCCCCTCTTACAGGTTCGGATAGGCTAGCTTTTTGGTATGATATGCAGACAGGCTTAAGTTCTAGCAATGTAGTGATTCAAGATGAGTCCCATAATAACTATGATATTACTGGTTTTGGAGAGACGGGATTATTTGAAAAACGTACGATAGAATATACAAAAGGTAAATTCCAAGAGTTCGTGCCTCATCAAAATTCACAGTTCCAACTACCTTTTGGGGGGTTCCCCGGAACAGATGGGTTTGATTATAAATCTCAAGGATCTCAAAATAACATATGAACATAAAACAAGCTTTACAAGTAATAGTTGACGATTCAGAATCTAACTCTTTCGTAGAGATATGTGGTTTTTTAGGGTTTGATAGAGAGAAAGAGGCTTACGTTGTTCAAATTCAAAAAAATGTGGCCGAAGACCCTTCAAAGCATTTTATGATTGACCCCCTCGATTACTTATTTTTTAAGGAAAAGTATGACTTGTTAGCGGTTTATCATAGTCACATCAATACAGACGCTGAACCCTCAGAGTTTGACGTAAAAATGTCGAATAATTGTTGTATACCATTTTTAATATACAGTATCGAAACCAAAAAATTTGATCTTTATGAGCCACAAAATTTAGAAACAGATGTAAATACATACAACAGGTTTAAGGAGGATTATGACAACTATTAGATTACATGGTATTTTAGCTCAAAAGTACGGCGAGGTGTTCAAAATGGACATTAGTAAGCCTAGAGATGTTATTAGAGCTATTGATGCTAATAGGGATGGTTTTAGAAAAGCTGTAATGGATTTGCAAAAAGAAGGTTTCTCTTATGAAATTTTAGTTAATAAAAAAAGACTTAATAAAGAATCATTTTTAAATAGTAAAAAAGCTCAAGAAATAGACCTTGTGCCGTTTATTGTTGGATCTGGTGTTGAACTACTTGTAGCTTTAGTTTTTAGTTTGACTGCTGCGGTTATTCAATTTGCTTTAATGGACCCGGGGACTATTGATGGAGGCCAAAGCACTGTGGGTGGAGATAATAAATCAATGATGTTTAGCAGTAGCCAAATCAATCTTACCGCTCAAGGCTCCCCTCTTCCTATCGGTTACGGCAGGTTGAAAGTTGGATCAAGCGTGATTCAAGCTTCATTGAAGTCTCTCCCACAAACGACTAACTCTGTTGATGGTATGGTTCACAACCCTTTTGCTTCTAAGGGTAATTTTTATGGATCTGAAATTTCTAACTAAGTGTAACTATCATGAACCATTTATCTAGAAAGAAAAAGCTCTATGGAGCGGGTAAGAAAAAACCTAAAGTAAAACCTGCTGTTTTACAGCCCCCTAAAATAGGAAACTTTCAATTTGGGGCTTCTTTTAGTTATATTGAAACTTTAGATTTAATATCGGATGGACCAATTGAAGGTTTAGTTGACAACAAAGGGGATCTTTTGTATCAAACAGAGCAGTCTAGGGGTGTTTATTTAGATGGGACTCCAGTTTCTATCGCTACCGCACAGTACCAAGATCCTGATTCTGAGTCATCTTCATCAGATGATAAGAAGGTTTCGAAGGCTATATCAACTTTTCAAAATTTAAACATAAACGATAAAGGGGGAGCTAGCATTCATGATTATACGACTGCTGGTAAAGGTGAAACTGGAGGCGGACATGATCGCTTACAACACCGTTGGAGAATTACAACAGTTTCTTTTGAACCTTTAGTTGAAAATATTAAACCATTTCTGCGGGGTAACCACCGAATGTCGAGAAGCGATAATGCCTCTTCAGCGGCAATATTCACAAAAGAACCCCAACTCATCGGTGAAAGACTCTCTGTTTTTTATAGTCAACGATATGGTTTCATTAGTGTTTTTGGGGAGAGCAACTTGGAATTAAGAACGAACAGCTTTGGACAGACCCAGTGGTCGAATAGGGGTTCGACGCTGGCCGATGGCCGTAACGAATTTGTATTTCCCCCAACAAACAATTTTTTTTCAGAGCGATACGAAATGCTCTTCACTAATAATACCACGATGGCTAATTCAGATCTATTTGTTGCTTTTATTAGAGATAATGGGGGTAAAAATTCTTGGGGTGTACACCTTTTCGACCCACAAAATAATGAGGGCTTTAAAGGGGCAGCTGATTTTATTTTCGCTGAGAAGTTTGCTGATGTCCCATTTGCTGAAAGAGTTTCAGGGGCATCCTTATTTGATAAGATTTTAAAAGCTTGGGATAGTTTCGGTCCACCTTCTGAAGGGAATGAGGATTTTTCACTGGATGAGGATAACAAAGTGCGTAAGGAGAGAAACCCCTTCATGAGAGATCTTATAAAGCATAAAATGGACAAAGTTTTTGGGTTTTATGAATGGGAAACATCTACCGCTCAAGAACTTTACGAAGAGTTTTTCCATAAAACTTGGAGATCAGGTTATATGGTCGCTTATGTTCCAGATAGGAATGTGCTAAATAGCATAGGAGCTATTCAATTCACCAAACCAGAAGAAGTTGTCGTTGCTCTTATTCAGGACAATGGTTTATATTCACCAGCCTTTAAAAATGAAAATTATTTAGATTTATTAATTCCAATCTGTGATAAGAATGGGAATCTTGACCAGAGCGCTGATATATTAGGAGGCTCATTCGTATTCGTAAATGCCGAGTGGATTCATTATACCAAACTCAAATACAATAAGTCATTCCGTGTGGACATACGAAGTTTAATAAGAGACCTTGCAAAAGTTGATACTTTGGCGGTTACTCAAATTAAAGATGTTGACCCATTCAACTCTAAATATAATTATAATAATGTTTTAATTGAATCCAGAACAGGCACAGAGTATCAAGAACCATTTCGTTATTTCAACAAGGTTCATATAGACAAAAGTATAAATAAAAATGTTTATGGACCTTTCAGATCAGTTGGTCAGGTTCAAAGAATAAAGAGGAATAATGACGAGACAAAAGATAACCTAAATATGGAGACCGTTGAATACAATGGTCCAAACGGTCATATAACACTTGAAAATGGCTTACCTATTGATGAGGGTAGTAATGATAACAAAAGAGCAATCGCTACAAAAGATTACTCTTCGTGGAATTCATCAAACAATTCATATTTTCTAGACGAAGAACCTAACCCAATTACTTATTATGTTAACAACCCAAATGTCTCCGAGGTTTTTGTAACATTAAAAATAGATTCCCTTTTTGATTCTGTTGAAGTTCAATATGGAGGAGCCGATAATGATTTTAAAGCTGGTGATAAATTGCCAACTATTATGAATGTGGAGATTGAAGTGGGTAAAGTTTTATCTGACGCATCACTTCAACCAACATTGACAAAAACTTATAGAATTGCAGCTCTAATAGAAGGGGCTACTCTTCTCGATATAGGTAACCCAAGCAATTTAGACGAACCCGAAAAATTTAAACACGTTAGAGATTTTGAAAACTTAAATGGGAGCGCCGATCTATCTACGCCATTCCCACTGCCAAGAGTCAACGACTACTCAACGAATAACTCTTATGCTTCCTCAGAAAAGAGATACGTTAAAGTGAGTAAGTTATCAGCGGAGACGTTTTCGGTTCTGATATCTAAAGAATTAACGTTTCAAAAAGTGACCGAGATTATTCCCGTTAATTTGAGGTATCCATTTTCCGCTATCATAGGAACAAAGATAGACTCTAAGAGTTTTTCTTCTACACCAGCAAGATCTTTTGATGCTAGATTAAAATTAATTCGAATACCATCAAACTATTTCCCAACAGAAAGGCTTGGTAGGAAAAAAGATAAAAGATATTACGAAAATAAAGCTGAATTTCAAAACGCCTCAGAAGAAAAAAAATCTATATATGAGGGAGATTGGGACGGA